CGATAAGGTTGCGGTATTAAATCAGATTGAGCGGACAGACAGGTATAAGGCATTTAGAGACCATGCAATATTTAGAGGACTTGAGTATCAAGTCTTTCATTCCTTGCCATTTAGTACACCAAGAGACTCATTTAACCATAGCCATTATGCCCTGATTCACAAGTTTTATAATGATGGCGTTGACAATCTGCTCATTTTAGAGGATGATTGCCGGTTTCAAAACTTAGATAAGTTTCAGGATATCCATTATGAATTGTTGAAGAACAAGTGGAAGATGGTCTATTATGGATGCAATGCAAGACCATATCCGGACCATGAGGAGCCAAGATATTGTTCGCCTCATTTAAGGCACATTTCAGCAGCTTTTACGACTCATGCCATTGGATATACAAGGCCGGTCATGAAGCTGATTTTGGATGTTTATAATCCGAATCAAGGGCAGATGTTCGATGCTTGGCTTGATGAATACCTACTGAAGGTTGTCAATGCTCATGTGACCGTACCGTTTCTTGCGGTACAGGCTCCGGTCAAGTCGGATTTATGGAATAGGGAAGTGGATTACACAGATACGTTTCAGGCTTCAGAACAATACTTAAAAGGCATATTATGATTCAGCACATAACTTACACGAATGACTTGATGACCAAAAGCGCAGAACTATGCGTTAATTCTGCTATTGAACATGGAAAATGCGATGACTCTATTGTTTTATCTGATAATGGATGGGATGGATCAGGCTTATTTAACATCTGCCAAAAAACATTAAAGGAAGAACGAGGTGCAGGATATTGGCTATGGAAGCCAATAATTATTGCTGAGCAAATGTCTTTGCTTGATAATGGTGATTATTTGGTTTACACTGATGCCGGTGTGGAGTTCATTGATTCCATTGAGAATATAATACAGAAAATGGATCAGGATGTATTTCTATTTGGGAATATGTATCCGCATATAGAATGGTGTAAGAGCGAAGTATTCCACTTGTTTGGCATTTACAATCCTGAACAACATTGGCAAATGAGGCAAGTTCAGGCTTCTGCAATGGTTATCAGAGTATCGAATAAGTCAAGAGAAATAATCCGTGAATGGTTAGCATATTGCATGATTCCAGGCATGATTGATGATTCTACCTACTTGTTGAATCAGCATTCAGGCTTTAAGGAGCATAGGCACGATCAGGCCATACTTACCATGGTTGCGGACAGGTATCGTTTGGACCTGCATTGGTGGCCGGCTTGTTACAATAACGGAGCCTTCGTTTATGAGAAAGAGCCATACAAGGATGATTATCCGGTAATATTCCATCATCACAGAAAGCGTAATAACGAATGGTAACATTTGGGAAGTTAGGCAGGTACGGTAGATTAGGGAATCAGATGTTTCAAATAGCATCCACCATTGGTATTGCTACGAGGTTTGGTTATGAGTACGGCTTTCCTGAATGGATAAATTGGGATGCATCAGAGCGTTTTGCAAGCAAAGAGGATGTTCAGCTTCAGAAATACTTCAAGAATCCGTTGCCAAGGTTTTATGGCGAACTGCCGGAATACTTTATCCAATGGGGATACCAAGACATAAACATTCCGGATAACGTTTCATTGTCCGGTCATATGCAGTCGGAGAAATATTTTAAGCATTGCGAATGTACCATCCGGCATTACTTTGAGTTCAATACACCGGTAACCAAGATGGATTACACTGCCATCCATGTTCGTATGGGTGACTATGGATCAGATTATCATCCTGTTTGTAGTCAACGATATTATGCTAAGGCGATGCTGCATACCGGTGGGCCATTTTTGGTATTTAGCGATGAGCCGGACAAGGCAGCAAGATTGCTTGGTTTTAACCCTTCTGTGACCGTTTCTGATTGCACTGATACGATTGAGTGCCTCAGATTAATGACGGCATGTAAGAGGCATATAATTGCCAATAGCACCTATTCTTGGTGGGGTGCTTGGTTAGCGCAGTCTGAAGTAGTAATTGCCCCTGAAATTTGGTTCGGACCTGCTGCAAGTCATTTGGACACAAGAGACATAATTCCCGATAACTGGCTAAAACTTTGATATGGCAAATGTGCTATGTTCAATCCATTTGTATCCTCCGCATCATATGTGTGGGGCTGAGATGATGTTGCATCAGATAAACAAGCATTTGCAGCTTCATGGTCATACTGTCAAGATATTGCTGAAGCAGGCTAATCAGCATAAGATAGAAAGCCATTATGTTTACGACGATGTAGATGTCTTTCCTCCGGACCAATACAACGAGATTGCATTGTTTCAGTGGGCCGATGTGGTTATAACACATTTGGATTATGCTTCATGGAGCCAGGCACTTGCCGGTATTTACAATAAACCTGTTATCCATATCATCCATAATAGCTTCCTTCGGCAGCACTTGATGGATTCAGCCAAGCCACAATACTTGGTGTACAATTCTGAGTGGATATCAAAGGAGATAGCGTATCCGCATGAGCATTATGTACTGCATCCTCCGACCGATTACCGCCATTACGATGTTGGAGTTGATCCTTGGGATAGCGACTATGTGACATTGATTAACCTTGACCAAAACAAGGGTGGGGAGATATTAAGGAACGTTGCGAGTGAATTAAGGAACGTTAAATTCTTGGGTGTCATGGGCAGTTATTCTGAGCCGATTAAGATTGGACAGATAACGGATCAGCCTAAAAACGTTAAAGTAATACCTAAGACAACCGAGATTCGGGATGTCTACCGGCAAACGAGGATACTGATAATGCCATCCAAGTACGAATCTTGGGGACGTACTGCCACAGAAGCCATGTGTAGTGGAATACCGGTAATAGCATCACCCACCCCTGGCTTACGAGAGAATTGCGGAAATGCAGGTATATTTGTAAAGGATAGAGACAATGTGGATGAATGGGTAAAGGCTATTAACAAGCTATTTGACGAAAAGACATATCGCAAATGGTCCGTAAAAGCCAAGGACAGGTCAAGAGAGCTTGATCCGATTGATGAACTTAATGGATTCAATGATTGGATGCTTAAAATAATAGCGAAATGGCGGTAAATACCATACTTGGCGTTAAGACAACCGATACCGGTTCTGAGCCAATAACTATGCAGGAAGCTAAGTTGCATTCTGCGATAGATTATTCCGATTATGATAGTCTGATCCCTACATACATTACCGCAAGTCGGAGAATGATTGAAGGCACATCGGGATATGCATTGGTAGATAAAACCGTTACAGTTGATCTGTCTATAGACAATCAGCTGCCATTTATGCTTCCATTCAATCCAGTAAAGGAAGTGTTGAGTGTAATAAATCTTGCCAATGGGCATTGTGGATGGGAGATGCAGATGATGGGTGATACTCAATACATCCGCTTTACGGACCCAGGCTTTTACCGAGTAGAGTATAAAGCAGGATTTACTGTTCTACCGGCAGAGTTTAAGTTGGCTTGTTTACAGATGTTTGCCTTCTACTTTACGAATCGTGGAGAAGATATGACGGGTAAGTCTATGATGAGTGCTGAAGCGCAATTAATTATTGAGAGCCTAAGAAAGTTTGGGGTATGATTGGATCGAATCAGAAGATAGCATTTCAGCAATCAGTCCTTACCGCGCAGGATAGCGGAGGCAATGTGGAGACAATGCAGACCATACATGAATGCTTTGCAGATGTCCGGCCCACTGCCAGTAACCGTACTTTCCTCCATGTTGAGGGAATGATTATTGATAGCTACTTCTTTATCATCCAATACACTACCGAGTTTACTCCAAGTAAGTCTTATACAATCCTTTACAGAGGCAAACAGTTTGCTATTAACGGTATTACTCAGGTTCAGGAGAAAAGGCGTACTTGGAGGATATATGCAATTGCAGAGACCTAATGGGAAAGGGATTCAACATAAACATCAAGAATAATAAGGAGATACGGAACATCCTTAGAATCCTACCTGATCAGGCGAGAGAGAATGCATTTAAGATAATTGACGAGGAGTTTAAGGTTGCAGAGGCTCAGGCAAAGAACAATGCACAGAACCATACGGCCTTTGGCAATCTTGCCAATGGCATTAAGGCTTACCGGAAAGGTGAGCAGTACTTCTTTGTAAGTACCGCAGAGCATAGCGCATTTGTAGAGTTCGGTATTAGAGCAGGCTTTCAAAATAACAGACCTGAATTTAGCAGCTTTGCATCAAGATATAAAGGTATAAGTACTAATCCGACTGGACTTAGTGCGATGACCAACATTTATGCCTGGGCTATTAAAAGAGGTATAGAGAAAAAGTATTGGTATGCCATTTATCGAAAGCTAATAGGTAGACCGATAAAGCCTAACAATAGTCCTCCAACTGGATTTTATCCAATAAACAAAGGACAAGGATTCTTCCTTGGCCCATATATATCCGCAAGGGATAAGACCCTGAAGCGTTTAAAGTCACTACTTAAAAGGTCTGTCAAATGATATACCAAGACCCTGATCGGGAGTTTAGGAAGGCGGTGTACAATGCACTGAATGGAAATGTCACATTTAACGGCACAGTAGTGCCTGTTTATGATGAATTTGCAGCAGATAATGCACCTAATCTCTTTATAGTATTAGGGAACCAATACGGTGATGATAGGCGCAATTATGCTAAGTTTGTGACAGGAGGTGTAATAATTATTGATATTGTACACTTTCAGAACCGTGCGATGACGAAGGATGTGGTGGATGCGGTTAGCAATAGCATAAAGTCCATATTAATGCCAGGTATTGCTACCTTTGGTGTGACGATGGATGCAGGGTGGAGTATTAATAATCTGTATAGGGAGGCATCAACATATCTTTCCGAGCAGAACAATACGAAATGGGTACTTAGGAAAATAGAAAGATTCAGAGCAGAAATTCAACAAGATCAATAAATAAGAAATGGCAGCAATAGATTCAATCAATGCCCCACTTGAACTTAGCATAGACGGTGTGAACTATTCCACCCTCGTTTGCTTGACAAGTACCGGAACCGATATGACAAGGGATGTAACGAGGACTGAAACGTTCTGCGGTATTTCCGTGTCATTGGGTAACCTTCAGGTGACTGTACCTTTTGCAGCCATCTGCGAGACTGCTCCTACGGCAGCACAGGTAACGTATAAGAATATGTTGAACTGGATGGCCAATGGCACTCTCCTTTACTGGAGAATCTACAATGGCACTTCAGGCAACAACTTCTTTACTGCCGGAACTGCTTACGTTACATCTTTGACTTTGACCGGTGACGCAGGAACAACTCTGACTTTCTCCGGACAGTTGGATATGACCGGCAACCTGGACATCACTTACTGAGCGAACTAAACTACGATATATGGCAAACGGAACTATTGTTCTGACCGTTGCCGACAAGACTATTGGTATCCGATTTGGGATGCAAGCATTAATGGGTATGTCTGCCGATGGCGTATTCGATGATGCGAACGCAGCACAAGCCGGTCAACAAATGTTCTTGAATGTACGGTCGGTAATGAAGATGGCTTGGAATGGATACCTTAATTGGTGTTTATACGAGCAGAAAGAGTTGGAGTTGACTTGGCAGGAGTTCATTGATTTTATTGATGAAGTTTACTTGCAGGACCGAGATGTCTATAACAAGATTATGGAGGCCTTCCAG